TCGGTCTGATACTTGGGCTCCAAGGGATCTGGCGGGGCATCCTCTGGAAAGTCTGATAGCCCATAGACCTGCACGATTTTTTTGGGGTCATCAGGCGTGTGCCCAAATGGGCCTGTCCCCATCGTGAACAACCCATGTTTATCTCTGGGATGCTTATGCTCATCCCACTTGAGCACGTCGGTGAAGGATTTAGCCATGGGACTTCAATACATCCGCCATGCTCCGCTCCACGGCTCGGACATACGCTCCGGTATACCGATTCAGCACCGCTTCGAAAAACACCACGCCCTGATCCGGCATGATGCGGGTGCCGGTGTTCGCATCAGGCATGCCTGCCTGTAGCTCGGCCATCATCCGTGGTGGGAATCCAGTGATGGTGACTTCACCCTCCACCAGCCGTACCTTACCCAAGACTTCTTCGGGCTTCATGCTGTAGTTATAGATGGTGAGTTCACGCATATAACGCTCCACCAATCAGGTGGATTTCTCCCTTACGCAACTGGTTGATGACGATTTTTCTCCGGCGCTCAAAGGACGCTCGTTCCGCCTTCCCAATATGTGACCCATCAAGCACACGGGCTACATCCATCTTCTCAATGCGCTCCGCTAATTCACCCTGATATTTCGTGGGTAAATCATCTCGTCTGAGATTATCGACCGCTAAACTGTTGGTGCCGCGTACTTCACTCATCGTGTAACCATGGTCAATGGCAATTAACTGATTACCTTTCACCATGGCATTACCGGTATGCCGGTCAGTATTTCCCAGAAGGGCATCGAGCACCGCCATGTTCCCGATATCTTTTCGTGACAGACCACTCACATCCGCCACGCCATAATTCCTTGCGCCTGCCTGAAACTCTTGGAGTGAGCCTATCCTTTTCACAGGCGTCTCGTCATATTCTGGATATTTAGGGGCCGAGATTTCGACTTCACCCATCACCGTCATGGGCACCAAGTCGAACCCCAGTTCGTCATCCATGCGAGATGCGATCACTTCACGTTCTGCGAGTGACGCCTCACCACTCCCGCCATGTTTTTCTCCCTCAACCGGCTTGAACACAAACTCTTTGCCATCAATTTCCACCACCAAGGATTCATTGATGCCGCCGCCCAACTCCCGTGTGTGTTCTGAGTGTTCTACGATGGGCGTCCTGAGCGTATTCCTGTGTTCACCAGACGGAGTCCGATCCAGTGGCGGGGACTTTGACACCGCCATATTGGCTTTCATCTCGGCCAGTGCTGCATCCTGTATGACTTTATTTTCAGCGTCCCGAATACGTCGCTGCGCCTTCGGAGACAGCCCTGCAATGTACTCACGTTGCTGAGTGCTCGTACCCTTGGGAAACGTGGGAGCTTCATTCCTCTGAAATTCTATGGTCCTAGCAGCCTCAGTTGTACCAAGTCTCCGACCCTTCGCCTGATCCTTCCCATGCCAGCGGTCCCGTGAGCCCTGATGGGTGAGTTCCTTGGCCCACCGTCCACCTATAGACGACCCTGAAGGGTTTCGTAGCTGGTTGGGACTCCACTTGAGAATACGGGCGTAGTCCATGGTTACCTCGACGCCGCAACGATGGACGACAGGTCCGCATCATCGGACCCAAACACCACCATAGCCAGTAAGCTATTAAACGCTCTCAGGTCTTCGGGGTGCAACGACTCGACCTCAGCATTGATTTCCTCAGCACGCTCAGCGGTCAATTCCTGCTTCTGTGCCAGTGTGGGCATCAGACCCTGATACATGGCATAGTCCTGCGTCAACGCAAGTAGATCGCCTGCCGCCTTCCGCTCCTTGAAGGTATACATGGCCTTGGCCTTTGCTCGGGCCATGGACTTGACTTCTTCCTTCTTCCCCATTTCTTCGATGGTTTCCTTGGGTTCTGGCTTCACACCCGGCTTCACTTCCGTCATGGATGCAGGCAACTTACCCGAATCCAGTTCATCAGCCGTAGGCGTATTCTTGAGTGGCACGTTGTCGGGACCAACACCCTGAGCAGGCACTTCAGCCAGTTCCAGTGCCATGCTACTGACTGTGTTGATTTCCTTCAGGTAGCTCTCGCGTGTGGCCAGTGCCGCCGACAATTCAAGAGCTTTCAACTGCGTCTCCACATCCTTCAGCGTGATGGGCTTCGACTTGAACAGGAGCGTCTTGAGTTTTAGCTCCTTCATGATGGTCTTGTTGATCATCTCGTCAAACTCAGCACGCTCTGGCAGAAAGACCTGCGCCTCGGCCACCATGTAGCTCACTTGTGCGGTGGCGAAGTTGTAGTCTGACGCATAACCCAGAAACAGGGGTGGGAGTCTGAAGCCAATACGGATGTGCTCCTTAGTGGACTCATCATACTGGGTATACATCGCATCCTGAGACTGGGCAGAACCGAAACGCTCCACCTTCACATCGACCTTGCCAGCCGCATCAAGTGAACCTGACGATGACTGGACCTCGACCACCACCGCCCGGTTCTTGTTCTTGTTGAGGCCCGACAAATACATGCGAAGTTGGTCGGACGTGTCCTTGATGAGTGTGCCACCCTGAATGAACACAATGGCTGGGGGCAGGCCACCAGCATCCAAGAACTGGAGGTTCTGTTCCTCGGCGGCTCTGGAGCCAATGACTGATGGTAACTGGTTAATCCATCGTGGCAACCAGTACGGAGTGGTCACGTCGGGGTTAATACCCAGACAGAGCAACTCCGACCCACGCTTTTCAGGCGGGATCTTCTTGCCTTCTTCTTCCCAATCCCCAGTGTCACGGTTAATATGACGGGTGGTTCCGAATTCCCGATAGTACACTTGCTGTTTCAGGGCGACGGTCTGTGCAAAACGACGCTCACGTTCCCAGATCAGTAGCTCGACTTCTGTGCCATCCCGCTGCACCTTCTTCTTGACTTGGATGGGCTTGTCTAGTTTCACCATCCGGATGTGGGCCGTCTCCACACTGCGAAGACCCACCACGTCCTCGGCCATGTTCCGAAGCACTTCAATAAACCCATACCCTACAGACTCCATCTGCCGCCGCAACTTGCGCCGGATGGTGACCATGGAGATGTTCGGGTACGGCTCATCAAAGAACGCCTTGGCGATCTTCTCTTCCTTCTTATCGATGTCCTTCCCTTCATCCACCGGGACAAATTCATGCCCTGTGCCATCGATGTTCACCTCCATCGCTTCGATGCACTGGTTCAGGACATTGTTGGTCTGGACAAGGTTGAGCAAGACATTCGGCTCGAAAGGCGGCATCAGGAACAGGTTGTTCTGACTGCCTGACGTGAAGTAGAGGCTGGACCATTCGTCCTCTAGCTCGACGGCACTGTGTGCCATCACCAGCCACGTCTCACCCTTAATCACCTTCTGGATGAAGGTTATCTTGTGCTCGGGGTGTTCAGATTTCTGGACCGGGTCGCCAATCAACTTGAGCATGAATCACCCTTGACAAAGCGGTATTCTGTCGTACACAAGGATGACCCAGTCTACGGATTTTTGCACTCAATTGCAATTCGATTGTGCGACCTTCCCACCAAAAGATAGTAAGGCTGTTTTGACAAACTATGGCTTGATGGACATGGACTCTGTAGTCCTGAGTTTTCTCAAGACCACACGCATGGCCGCTGCTTCCGTACGATTCAGCTTCGCCACCGCCATCATCGGTGGACTTCCGACCCTTTCCATCTGGGCCGCGATTTGCTCATTGGAGTCGGCACTCATCTCCAACCAATCCGCAAACCGTTGGCGTTCTTCATCGGTCAGTAAAAGGTTCATGATGGGTTCGGCTCCTTCGGCACTTCTGACTGCACCTTCGACAGATACGACGTCTTCGATGGTGATGGCTCCAATTTCATTGGTTCCATCAACGGCACGGCATACCAATTACACATGGTCAATCCATCACGCGGCGACGGTTGTGACTTCTTCAAGGCATCCGTCGTATCATCGGCATCCACCATAGAAGCTCTCGTCCAGATTTCATACACCACAAATTTCATTGCAGTTCCTCCCAGACACCACCACGGGGTAGCAGGAATGTTTCCTTTTGTTCCTCGGTGAATCGATCAGCTTGATCCTTGGACGTCCATCCAAATTCATTCGCCCAATACCATCCTTCCTTCCGCCCCGGTCGCACACGCTTAGGTTTTCTCTCGCTTCGGATGACCCACATGGTTACCTCAGCTTTCGCCACAGTGCCACGCCACCAATTACGACGCATACCGCCCACTCTGTCACAAGAATCGGATCGAGCGCCATCTATCCTCCGGGGTTCTGATACCGAGTGCCCCATGGCTTGTAGGCATTCGGGTCTTTCTTCGGTTCGTCGGCTGACAAGGGAATCACATGCCAGTTGCTGAGGTTCAACCCTTCTCTGGCTGGCGGCTCTCCCTTGTCATGAGCTTCCTGCTCCGTCGCCGCCTCGATGACTCGGGCTGTCGTCCACACCTCATACACTACCCACTTCATGACCCCACTCCTATCCAACGCCACACGGTCACGTAGCCCACGAACAGCACGACCGATTCGACGCACCAAAAGATGACACGCGCCCACTTCATGGCTTCTCTCCAAATTCTTCAATGACCCGCTCACACTCAGCTTCGTCCATGTGGCCGATATGGGCCTTCTTCCCCATGAGCACTGCCAATTGCTTATAGGCTTGGCTCCGGGTCATCCCTGCACTCTTCCACCACCCATCAAAGGCGGCATGGGCTTTGATACGAGCCTTCCGCATGC